ACATTCAAGGCTATGTTCAAAGCGCCATCAAATAATGGAACAAGATAGGTTGAAGTAAATGCCCACAAATCTTTGATGACCGGAAGCAGGTTTTCAATCAAGAATTTTCCAACAAGTTCAAAAAGAATTTTGACCTTTTCAAATACTGGAGCAAATGAAGTCATGACATTTGAAAGAGCAGTTGTCATGTTTGAATTTTCTGAAAAACCTTTTGATACTGCCGTGATGTTTTCAAATACTTTGCCAATGATTTCAACGATTGGCTTGAGGATTGATCCAAGTGCTTCAAATGCTGGCTTGAGCGCCTGAGCAATAACTGGCACAACCTCAGAAAAACCCTTTGTGATTGCAGTGATGGCAGGATATAGATATTGCCCCAATTGAACTTGCATTCCTTCAACGGCTGCATGAAGTTCACGATGAGCCATGATGTTCTTTTGAATAGCATCAAGATTATCCTGACCTAGAACAAGGCCAAACTTTTGCGCTTCTTCTTTGAACTTGGCAATGCCATCTGCACCCTTATTGAGCAAGGGAGCAAGTTCCATTCCTGAGCGACCAAAGATTTGCATGATGGCGTTTGTCTTTTCAACACCGTTTTGCATCCCGCCAAGTTTTCCAGCAACTTCAGTGAAGATGTCACTAGCTGATTTCATGTGACCGTTCATGTCTTTGACTGAAATGCCTATGGCTTCAAACTTCTTTTCGCCAGCAGTTGAGGAAGCAGCTTTAGACATCTTGCCAAGCCCCATAGCCAAAGTCTCAGCAGATACGCCAGACTCTTCAGCTGCAAATCGAAGTTTCGACATTTCCTCAGCAGTATCGCCTGTGTAACGCTGAAGAAGTTTGACCTCTTTGCCTACGCTTTGATAAGCGGCAATAGATTCCTTGCCAAAATTCAAAACCTTTTCGCCTAAAGCCTGAACGCCTTGTTCAAGGCCAATGCCTGCTGCAATGTCTTTGATCTTGCTGAAATGACCGCTTGCAGTATTGGCTGCGTTGCCTACATCTTGCAAGGATTTGGTGGCTGAAACATCTTTGCCGTAAAGGCTAAATGTCAACGAAGTATCGTTTGCCATTGCATCCTCCTAATCGCTAGATGAACGAGATTCAAGTGCAACTCGAATCAAGTCATTGATTACTTCAACTTCAATATCCCAAACATTCAACGGAGTGATGCCAGGATAAGTATGGCAGAGAAGTGCTAGATGTTCCCTGATTCTTCTGTGAGTGCCGCCCCTGAGACGGCCTGAGAGTTTTTTGAATCGGAATCCTCTGGCTTGATTTCATCAATTCCATATTCATCAAGAATATCGGCAATTGAAACAATTTCGCCAGCACGAACCATGCAAATCCAAGCCAAGGCATAGAGTGCCTTCACCTTTGAATAACCAGGTCGTTCCTTGCCTTCTTCAACTGAAAGAGCGCCAAGCAGTGTCAAACCATCAAGGCCAAAGTGATTTTCAACTTCAATGATTTCTCGCCCTGTTGGAGCTGATGATCCATTTTCTTTGGGTAATGGATAGGATTTGTCGCGGATGATCAGTGGCATTTGTTTCCCCTTGTTTGTTATGGATTGAGAAGCCCTGAATCTTTCAGAGCATCATCGAGTGCTTGTGTGACTTCGCTTGCAAATTTCATTTTGTGTGGAAGAACAGTCACACCCAAGAATGGATGTGGTTGTTGAGCAACCCAGTTCTCACGATTTCCAAAAACTGGATGTCTCCATGCTCGCTTCCTGCGCCCTTCCATATAGTAAGGAATGGTGCGAGGTCTCCCTGATGCCGACATGAACTTTGATGTGGAAACTCTAATCTTGAGAATTGCGCCTTTTTTGGTTGGATTGACATCTGCAATTGTTGCGTTGGCAAGTGAAGCACGCAGCCCTAGATTTTCGCCTTTTTTCTTTCGAGAGGCTTCAGCATCTCCACCTTTGGCGGGGATAACTAGGGCTGCACGCTTTACTTCTTGCACAACTGGTTCAGCTGCGGTTTTCAATCGTTTTTTGATTGACTTTTTGAACTCAGGATCAACCTGAGATATTTCCCTGACTCGCTTTGCAAAGTCAGTTGGATCAATGTCAATCATCAATTCTCCTTAGAGCGTTGGATCCGATGTCTGATAAGCAATTGTCAATGGTTGGTTTGTTCCATCATCATACACATCAAATGTCATTGCCAAGTCAATAACGCCTGGGCCTGGAACATTTGGAGTGTCTGCATTGAACTTGGCAACTGGAATTGTAATTGTCAACTTCTCTGATTGACTAAGAGCAATAACTGCTCCAGTAAATGTCAACACAAGAGCAGCATTGGAATCAGCATAAAACTTTGAGAACAAAGTTGTGTCAGTAAATTCAGCAGTCAACTTGCCTGAAATCTTGCGGAATCCATTGATGACCTGTTCAGCCTTAGCACCCGATGCTCCAAGGTTGTAACGATCTTGCTTGAGATTGTTGTCAACTGTAAGCGTGAAATCCTTCACATTTGCAATTGAAGAACCATCAAGAGTGATTGCGCCTTGAGCAAAGTGGAACAAGTTTGTTGCTGCGGTATAAGAGGCAGTCGCAAGAGAAGTTCCTGTTGTCAATGAAGCTGCATCAAGAGTGAATTTGCCCGTAGCAATTCCACCGGTTGCAACTGCTAATTCAAAAGATTGAATCTTTGCGCCTGAAACTGTCTTTGGAGTAACTGTTCCACCGTATTGAGGAACGCCAACCTGAGCAGTCAATGAACGACCATAAACATCGCCAAGGGTGAAGGAATATGAATAGACACCAGTTGTTGTTGTTACTGCCGAAGGAGCACTACCCATTGCGTGAGATAGCAATAATCCCAAGCCCTTTGTTGGCAAGTCGAGAGTCAAATCCCCACCTGCATCAAATGTTGTTACAACGCGGCGCTGAGAGCGAGGAAGTTGCCCGCCTGCGCGAAGCCCCATTCCAACTGCGGTTTTCTTGTTGTAAGCAATGTTTTCAGATGTGAACTCATAAAAACGAGTCACTGTCACTGAAGTGTTGAATGTTGTTTCGGCTGCAATCCCTAATTGCGAACCAATACCGGAACCAATTGCCATGTGTGTATCTCCTAGTTACTGGCAGCAGGGATTGAATCTGCTGGTGAGGTTGGTGTAAGTGAGGCTGCGGCTTTGTCAGCTGCAACCCAGTTGATTGTTTGTTCCAAGAGAGATGCTGCTGCCTCATCTGAGACTTCCACACTCTCACCAGCTTTGACAAATAAATTGCCAAGAGCTGGAATGATTAGATCGCCAAGCGGCGAGATGTTTTTGATTTTTGGCATAATTGCTCCCTAGATTTTTGCCTTGTAGGTAATTGTAAAAGTTATTCCGACACCTGCGCCTTGAGTAGATTGACGATAAAACATAGATGATGAGTCGAGTCCGGAATACATGACAACCCCACCAAAACTGACATCGGCACGAATAACATTTTCAACATATCCAAGCAGTTGAAATGCACGAGCGCGGCAAGTGGTCAGATTTGTTGATCCATTTGCCGACCATAGGAAGCAGGAAAGTGAGCCATCTTCAAATTTGGAGATTGCACCGAGTTGCTTATATTCCTGACGAATTGAGCCAGCGACAACTTCATCGCCTTCCATGTTGCCATCATGTCCAACTGCAATGGCATCTCCTGGATAAGAATAATCAATCTCGATGCCATCAAATATCCGAACTCCTGAAAGTGAGCCATAACTTCCAAGAGCTGAAATCAGGGCAGTGGTAAAGGATGGAAGTGCGGAAGTTGCCATCGTTTATGCCATGCCTGGGAATGAGGTTGGATCAAGTAATTCCATCGCTCTGCGTGGCAATGAATATGTCGGAGTTGAATAAAGTTCATCGCCTGACAATTGACGACCCATGACATTCATAGCGCCGCGTTGAGTTGTCCATAAGTGACGAATGATTTCAAGAACACCTTGCTTGGCACTCATTGGGGGATTGACATAGCCTGCAACATAAGTGATCTTGATGTTGTTGAAGCCGCCAGTCCAGTAGCCATAAGAGTTTGTCGCATAAAGTGTTCCTGAGCCGATGCGATAAAGCCTCTGGCCTGTATAGTCCAAGTTGTAGGCAGTCGATGAAACCAAAGAATCATTCTCATATACTGAAGAAATAGAAATTGCCTTGGGATTGCGGATGCGGATGAACTCAGTGCCGCCATCATAGAGTTCATCAGTAAATGTTCTACGGCCTAGAACCTGTCCGACATAACCTTCAGCCAAATCTGAACCTGCATCAATGAATCGGCGCAGCTCTTCATCGTCAGTTGTTGAAGTGCTAGGAATGTTCAAATGCGCTTTGACTTCAGCTAGTCCGACAATTCCAAGTTCGGTGAAATCACGAACAATAAATTCATCAGAATAGGCGCTGGCGTTTGTGCCAGTTGCAACCCATCTGATTGCATGACGACCAACTTGAGTCGGCGAGAAGTCAACATTGTAAAGTCCGGTGCTCGGATTGGTTACTGATCCAGTTGTTGTTGTTCCATCTGGCTGATAAATCGTGCAAGTTACTGCCGAAGCATTGGCATTTGCGCCAGTGGAATCGGTAATTGTAATTCCTAACGGAACAACATCTCCCAAATCGTATGTCATCGATCTCTCCTTGTGATTGTAGAAGTCGTGCGCTCGCGATTAGCAATTCCAGCAGATGCGCGGATTCTGTTGAGAATTGATACACCTATTCTTGGAGTTGTTGTTGAGGACATTGTAGCCCCAATTCGAACTCTTTGATTGATTGTTCCTGTGATACGCGGGCGATCGTAGATTGTTCCCCCGCCAATATAGGCAGAGCCAAAAGCAACAAGTTCAAATGCACCCGATGCTGATGTGGCAAAGGAAATAAAGTCACTTGCAATTCCATTGATAGAAATTGCACCTGCACCGGTTGTTGCAAGTTTGAGAGCGCCACTACCGGTTGCAACAAGGCCAATCGAACCTGAAAGAGCAAGAGATGCAACAGTTCCTGAGCCAGTTCCAACAATGCTGATTGAGCCTGCGCCAGTTGTTGATTGACTTGAAGTTGCAGTTGCAGTTCCGACTAGACTGATTGAACCTGAGCCAGTAAGGGATGCAAGAGTTCCTGTGGCCGTGCCAACAAGAGTGATGAAGCCTTGAGCAGCATCAACGAAAACAAGTGAATCTGTGCCTGATGCAACAACTTCGATTGTTCCTGCGCCAGTTGTTGAAAATTTGAGTGAATCTGTTGCACTTGCAACAAGGCTGATCGAACCTGAGCCAGTTGCAGGGAAAGTCAAAGAATCGCTTGAAGTTCCAACAATGCTGATTGAGCCTGAGCCAGTTGTTGAAAATTTGAGTGAATCTGTTGCACTTGCAACAAGGCTGATTGAACCTGATGCGCTAACTGCATATGAAAGAGAAGCTGAGCCAGTGCCATCAATTGAGATTGATCCTGAAGCAGTCTGACCGCCAGCGTTGTAAGCAACGCCAACGGCATTGTAAACAATATTCTCGTTATACAACGCCATTGATTACTCCGATGCTATTGGTGAGGAAACATCCAAATCTTGTGCTGTTGGGTAAATAGGTGAAATAAATGTGTCTGTGGCTTCATCATACATATCGCCTATAGCTGCGTACTTGCCACGGATATTGCCGTTGTATGAAGTGCGCTTGCAGCGTTGCCCTCTGAAGTTGCCATACCATTCCTCAGGCGATAGTCCTTCAATAAGTTCTGTTTCATCAATGCCTGTAATTACTTCAGTGACAATGTTGTTATATAAAAAAGCGTAGTGTGCCATTATGAAAAACTCACCGTTCCTGTTCCAGCGGTAAATGAATAATAAGTGCTACTTCCGTTGGTTCCGGATGTGTAAGTAAGTCCACTGCCAATAGTGATCACAGTTGAACCAGTTATCAAACTCAAAATTACAATTCCAGAACCTCCTGCTTTTCCATTGCCGCTGCCACCTCGACCACCGCCGCCGCCGCCACCAGTGTTTGCTGTTCCTGCTGTTGCACTATCTGAAAAATCAATGCCACCCTGTCCACCGCCGCCTGCACCGCCTGCACCTCTTGTTGAGTTTCCAGCACCACCACCACCGCCTGCGTAAGTGATTGATGTACCAGTCAAAGTATTGGCTAAACCGTCTCCACCTGCTCCACCTGTGCTCGCATTTACTCCATCAGCTCCTACAGCACTAGCACCGCCGCCGCCGCCCATACCATAGCCAGTTGCAAAACCTTTTCCGCCTGCAAATCCCTGTCCAGATGTTCCTGCTCCGCCATTACCATTTGGACCACCGCCGCCACCGCTTCCTCCGGTGCTTGCTGCGGTTGTGCTGTTTGATGCAGCACCCCCACCGATACTGTTTGAAATGACAGTAAATTGGCTATTACTTCCGTTGGTTCCATTTCCAGAACTTGAACCAGCACCACCTGCTCCAACAGTTACAGTGTAATTCTGATTAGGTACTGCATCGGCTGTTCCCGATTGGAAACCTCCAGCACCGCCACCGCCACCAAAACCGTAAGCACCGCCACCGCCGCCTGCAACGACTAGATAACTAATGGTTGGATTTTTTTTGCGGCTTGGAACTGTTAGTAATCCTGTGCCTTGTCCCATCCAGTCTGATACCTGACTAGATGAAACCATCCTGCGTAATGGATTACTCATTATGAAATTCGATTCACATAACCTGAAACAGTTACGACATTTGTAGTACCAGCATAAGCAGCGATTGTGGAAGCAGTTGGTGAGCCGCCACCTGAACCTGTCAAAATAAGTCCAGGCACAACCAAAGTAAGTCCAGATGTTGCTGGGATTGATAATTTGATTTCATTATCTACGGCAGTCACTCCACCCCATTGGATAGTCAAGACAACCGCAGATGAAGATGAGTTGTAAGCATAGAGCCAGACTTCATCAATAACAGAGGATGATGTTCCTGTTGCGTGGATAGTTGTACCAGCACTGCCTGAAGTAGTGGCTGCAATTTTGATTGCTTTGCCTTGCGTACTACCTGAAAGAAGTACCTTTGTGAAAGTTGCCATTGTTTTCCCCTATCCGAAAATTTGTGAAGCAATAATTGTCTGATCTGATTCGCTTGCATAAGCAGCAAGGCGATCCTTCACTGTGGCGAAAGTACCTTTTGGCAAAGTTCCCAATTCAGTTTCAATTGCCACAACCGCATCATTGATGTTGTCATGTTGAGCTGCGTGAGGAACTGTTGCCGAATCAAGGGTGTCAGTAGCCGTTGGATTCGTAAATGAATCAAGCGTGCTTGGATAATTAGTTGCCATTGGCTACTCCTTGAAATTAGGAAGCTGAAACTGAAAGTGAACCGGCGGCGATTGTTACAACGCCAGCTGATGCACCAGTTGTAATCGATGGTGAAAGTGCGCCGCCGATGTAGTAAGTGCCAGCAGTAGCAGCTGACCACACGCCAAAATAAGAAGCAGTAGTCGATGCTGGAAGGTTGATTGAAAGTGCATTTGATTGAGTCACTGAACCTGATGATGCCGCATTCCAAGTAACTGCAACGCGAGCATAAGTGCCGCCAGTTACTTCTGATGCGCCAGTTGTTGATGGATCAGCAGTGTGCAATGAGACATAACCCCAACCTGTTGTTGACAGGGCTTGGTTGGCCTCAGTTGTCGAGATTCTTGCCATTATTGCTCCTTATTTTTTAGGGGATGAGGCTGACTTGCCAGGGGTACGAGCCAGCCTCATCCTTGACTTTGTTGAATTGCATGATCGCGCATCGGTGTGTGATGGCGTTCATCCAACCAAAATTGTTTGTGATGAGGAAGAATTGCCCCAGTGTGTGCATGGATTTTGTAACCAATAGATTGTAGCCGTTTTGAAAAAAGCAAATCTTCGCCGAAGTAAGTTCCATTGATAGCGCCCTCAACAAACCAAGCCCAATCCTTGCCCTGATTTGGCGTTGTCTGTTTTTGCATCTCTAGCAAAACACTGCGATGGATAAGAAGGCAACCTGTACCGACTGCATCAACTTCAATGACTTCATCGAGAGGATAAGCATCGATTGCTTCCAAACCCTTTTCAGCATCCATTTTGTAAATTGTTGGAACTGGGCGAAGCGCATCTTCATTGTCAAAGAATGCGGCAAAGACTAGGCCGGAAACAATTGGTCGTTCTTTATCGTGAGCTGCATCAACTAACTTCTTGAAAACTTCAAGAGATAGGCGCTCATCAGAGTCAATCATCAAAAGCCAAGCGGCCTCTGTTGTTTCCAAAAATGTTTTGATGACAATGTTGCGTGAACGAGTAGTCAGTCCAATGTTGCCGACTTGAACGAGATTGTGAAAACGCTGACTTGGATCAATGGCGATGTGAATCAAGTCCTGAGCCAGCAAAGAATTGATTGTGCCGTTGTTGACCATACCGATGCAGATTTTGTCTTTGACTCTCATCGTGTCTCCATGTCTGGAGCAATAGCAGTTGTTTCAATTGTTCCTGACTCAAGCTCTTGAATGAGCGAATCAAGATGTTCTATTCCCTTGTTCTGCACTATCTCGCGAGCAGACTTGAGACCTTCAAGAAATATCGATTGCATAAAATCCCCCTGTGGATTGGTGTTGCGCCCTGGCGCTGACCCTACCCGAAGGAAGAGCCAGCGCCAAGGTTAGTGGCTATTAGTAGCCAGAAGGTGCAACAGTACCTGTGCCAGAGATTGCTGACACTGCCTTGTTGAAGCGGTGTGCAAGAGCTGCGTATCCATAAACCTGGAAGCGAACTGTGAGGTTGCTTGATAGGACATCTGGAAGAACGCGAGTCTTCACGCCTGATTCGAATAGGTAAGAATCTGAGAACTTACCAACGAGGATTGGAGATTGGTTTGTTGCGTAGGTCTTTGGAAGTGTTGCGTCAATGAAGACTGGAACACCTTGAATTGTACCTACGAGGCCAGCAGGAGCGCCAGGATTAGTGACTGTACCTGCTGCGTTGAATGCCTGTGATGCGCCTGTTACAGGCACTACCAATGGGCGAGACTGTCCATCAACCTGTGATGCAAACCAGTACCACATTGAAGGGTGCATGACGATTGCTTCAGCAGCCTTGAAACGGTTAGTTGTAACCTTTGAAATCGCCTTAGCGATTGCAATGATTCCGTTTGGAGCAGATGGAGTTGTTTCAGTCCATGTTACTGGGATTCCGTTTGTTGAATCTGCGCCAAGAGTGATGAGACCCTTGAGAGCGCCTGATGTTCCGTCACCTGAACCGACAACAGCTGTGTTCAACTGTAGTGCGTAGTCAGCCATCAAGTCACCGAAGACAAGACGATCAAGACCACCAGCAAGAGGTGATTGTTCAACAAGCTGGATTGAGACATTCTCATAACCAGAGATTGTGCGAACAGGTGCTGTGACAGTTGATGAAACCATGTCACGAGTTGTTGTTGCAGTGTTATCTGCTGACTGGAATGCCGCCAATGTACCTGTTGTGATCTGTGGGATGTTGATTGAGTCAGTTCCTGCTGGAAGTGCCATGTTTGTAACAAGGTCAGCAGTTACACGAGCCGCACGAGCGAACTCTGCGTATTCGTTGATCAAGTAAATTGGAGGAACGAAATCTCCACCAGCACCATCAGTGCGTGAGATGTCGCGTGATTCAACTGCAACTTCCTGTGCGTGACGGTTTAGGCGCTCCCATGAATTGCGATCATTGCGAAGTTGTGCGCCAATCATGTCGCGAACAAATGAGTTGCGGCCATTCTTGTCGTATGTCATCTCTTCACGAGTGATTGTTGTTGAACCGAAAGTCTTGACTCCGGATTCCTTGCGTGATTCAGCGATTGCTGCTGTGCGGGCTTCTACCTTTTCAGCAGTTGCGATGCGCTCATCAAGTGCAGAAATTTCTTCCTGCTTTACTGATGCTGCATCCAGAGCTTCGGCAGTGACATCTTCTGCTGCGAGTGTTGTTTCAACCTCGGCAACAAGACCATCACGCTGCTCCTTGAGCTTTGATGCTAGAGACATTTTGTCCCTTTCTCTTGGATTGGATGTGTTTGAAACCAGTCGGGGCGATTGCGCCGAGGGTTTATGCCTTGCTCTTACGAGTCAAGGAATAGTGCTTGACCTTGAGTTGCAGCTTGCGCTTTGCAATCTCAAGATTCTCTTCTTCTGCTGTGCGCATTCCAACTGATGTTGAATCGTAAGCAGGGAGTGTGACAACGCTGACTTCATAGAGTCGTTCGATGTCTGTGAGTGTGCGAAGACCTGCATCCTTTGTCTGACCATCTGCCGAGACTGTGAATGCAAAACTCATCTTGTCCATATCGCCTCGGCGAAGTGCTGAGGAAAGTTCTTGAGCCTTTGGATTTGCAGGATCAAGTGTTGCTTCCATATAAAGACCGGTGTTGTCTTGGCGCAACTTCAAAGTTCCTGATTGTGTTGAAGCAAGTGGAATTCCTTCCATGTCATGATTGACAAGAAGGAAGACTGGATCCTGTGAAGCAAGTGCGCGAGTGAAGGCTCCTGGAGCAATTACTTCGCGGAAGTTCAAGCCAGTTGCTTCTGCGTTGAATGTTGCAGCGTAGCCACCAATCTTGAGTGAACCATCCTTTGTGTCAACAGCGCGAACTTCTGCTGTCATCGTGATGCGTTCTGCTGTTGCCATTGCTTTGCGAGCTTCAATCATTGATGAATCCTCCGAGCGTGGTGCAGGTAGGGCTGTGATAACTGTCAAGATGTCTGGGCGATGAACTGTTGTGACATCGGTTGGAACCCAACCATTTCCCTGCTCTTTGTAAATTCTGATAACGAATGCGGGATGATCTGGGGTTGCTTCAATTGTATATCCCTCAGATGACTTTGCTTGTCCCTTTGTCGCAACCTTTTCAACTTTACCTTTTGCGCGACCATTTGAAGTGTTCCATGATACGAATGAACCTTCTCCAATTCGAGCAGCTGAAGCGCGGTTTTCAAATGGAGCCTTGATTGAATCATCATTGAATTCTTTTGCTAGGCGGTCATAGTAAGCCGAAACCTTGTCTTTGATTTCCATTGCATCTGATTCAGGAATATCAACGCCTCCGCGAGCGCCATTCAAGACACCAGCAACAGCGAAGATTCCCTTTGGAACTGCAACAAGTGAGCCATCGATGACATCTGCAAATCCGAGTTTGTAAGATCCAAGAAGTTCTTTGTTGGTTTCGTCAACATAGAAGAAGGCTTTTGCGTACTTTGCCCAATCCATGTTGTCTTTTCCACCAGCATATTCTTGAACACGCTTGTCGGCTGCTGCTGCATCCCAAGTTGTATCGCGTGGAGCGATTGGCAAATCTGATGCACCTGCTGCTGAGCGAGGCATGATCATCATTGGCATTGTCATGCCATCTGTCTCTTCTTCAACATCATCTTCATCAATGCCTTGAGCATCAACTGGATCAACTGAAGGCTGTGTGACTTCCTGACCAAGTGAAACAGTCAACTGCCACTTCCAATACTGATGTGAGTCAATGCGACCTGCGAGGAAGTTTGCAACGCCTTGCTGGTTATACATTGAAGCACAATCAAAGGCATCTGAAAGTTCATCAAGAATCATGTCATTTGCTGTAAGCAAGTCATTGGCAAGAGCGATTGGATCTTGCAAAATTGTTGGAGCATCTTCTAGGCATCGAAGTGCCATGAATGAGCCAAGTGTGAATGGAGCGATTGAACCTAATTTGCGAAGATTCTCTGCGATTGGGTCAATTGATTCATAGACATCTTCATAAATCTTTTGGAAGAGCTTGTGATACTCGCTGAAGTCAGCGCCTTTCACATTCCAATGAGCGCCATGTGCGCGAAGATAAAAACTCACAACATCTGCGAGAAGTTCAGTCAGTTCCTCATTTAGATCAGGAACTTGATTCATGTCAGCCATGTCACCCTCCAAGGATGTCATCAGGGAAAGCGCACGAGCGCTTTTCGAGATTTGATTTCTGATTCTTGTTGACCAAGTGAAGCCAGCATCGCCACCCCAGGCTGACCATGCAACTCTTCCTGCCGATGGAAAACCATCTTCTCCGGAGTTGAATCCTGTCGCTTGCTTGTCCACTTCATGTCGCTTGAAGAATGAATACATTCTCAAGATTGTTTCTGCACTTACTGGGTGTCCAGCAGCCAAGTCGCTCGCTCTCTTTTTGCCCACAGCTGTAAAGCCGCTACCAGCATGACCATCAGCAATCCAACCCAAAGCCATTTTTGCTTCATCTTGAACCCCCTTTGGTATTCGAAAAGTTTCAGCCATTACTCAAGAACTCCCATCACCGGTGCTGATTGATCAGCATCTTCTCCGAGAGAAGGATTGACTCCACCTGCTGTCACATTGCCAGTGAGTGCTTGATTGAATAAATCGCCACCTTCAAATGGCTCCATGCCTTCAATTTGACGAACTTCATTTGGTGTGCGAGCGCCCATTGATACATTGATCATATTCACGCGAGCACGAGTGAGTGCATCTGTGCGCAAAAGTGTTGAAGTATCAAATGCAACATCAACTTCAGGATCGAGAATCTTTGAGATTGCAATTTCAATTCGGCGAATCCAAGGAGCAATTGTGTGAGTCAAGAAGTTCAGTGATGCTTGCTCAACATTCTGATAAGTCTGATTGTCGCCAGAAGCAAGAATAAGATGACTTGGGATTCGGAAAATGCGAGCGATGTCACGAA